AGGCGTTCGACCGATGGAGCAGCCCAATATGATTGCCCAAATGGGGCAAATGATGGGTATTCGTCAAGCGCAACAAAGTTACGAAGAACAAAACGCTTTGCGCGATGCGTTTGCGCAAGGCGCGGATATTAGGGACCCTGAAGCTTTTAAACGGATTGCAAGTATTAACCCAAAACTTGCGTACGATTTACGCGGTAGACACATTGAGCAACAGCAAAAAGGTGTTGAGATTGGTCTTAAAACCAACGAGGCTTTGGGCGCAGCGCTAGGCGGTTTGGTGCAAAACCCTACCCTTGATTACGCCAGAAATACTTTTAGCCATCTTGTGTCATTAGGTGTGCTGCCCGAAGACAAAGCGGCGGCTATGTATGCCAAATTGGAAGCCGAACCAAACCGGATTAAAGAATACGCTACGCTAGGCGTACAGGCTGCTATTAGCGCAACATCAAAAATGTCTGATGAAACATCGCGCGCTAACGCCGCCACAGCCGTAGGCCCGCAATACGCTCGATTAGCATTTGATAAAGATAAATTTAGACTAGAGCAAGAACAGCAAGCTGAACTTTCTAGAATATTGCAAGGCAACGCACCTACCGGCGCTCCATCTGTAACTGGTGCGCCTATTGGCGGTGGCGGGCCTAGCGCAGCAACGCCCGTAGGCGCGGGCAGCGTTCCAACTGGTGCTTCTGCTGTTACGCCCGTTGCAGCACCTGCGGTAGCACCTAATGTAAATGCTCTTAACGCAACGCCTGGTGCTCCAGCAGCCGCGAGTAACGTAAACGCGCTTACCGAAGGCGCGGTTCCGCCACAAATAGCGCAGATGCAATCGCAAATTGGTCAATTGATTAGAGTTGGGACACCTAAAGCATTAGCTGCCGCAGATGCGTTTGGCATCTTTGTGAACGCCAAAGTACCCCCGGATGCGTTCGCTGTCGGGTCAGCATTTGCTGTTGATGCATTGGTATTGGCAATCCACACCCATGAAACAACAGAACCGCCAATGAATGAAACTTTTATCCCATTGGCTGTGGTGGCGCCAGCATTCCAGCTAATGTGTGCGCGAATATGGTACGCGACCCCATTGGTTAGTGTAATTGAAAGCCCGGCAGAATCAACTAAAGTTGTGCTTGCGGTGACAGTCTGGTTGGTTGATTTTTTTGCAACATAGGTATTGATGTGTCCCGGGGCAGTGAAAGCACCAACAACGGCAAGCGCACCCCCTATATCTGCGCCGCCAACAACATCAAGATTCCCGCCGACCTCAAAATCTCCAGCAACAGAATCATTAAAAGTTAAGTTGGCCCACTTTGCCGATGGCGGAGTATCTTCGTTGTCATCCTCCAGTGATCGGTAAATAAACCCGCCATCAACAACTATTTCATCCTCTGAATAGGTTTTATTTGGATTGTAAACCGTTAGGAATGCAATCTGCTCCCACTCTGTCGGGGTATCAGAGGGGCGTTCGCCCTTGCTTGTTGGCGAGCCATACAGCAAATAATACTTGCCTTCATCTTTTACGGCTGCGCCAATAGTATAGGTCACAACCGCAGACCAATCATCGAATGCACCAGCTGACCCGCCGGTCAAATCAACATCATCCCGCGTCCATTGCAAAGCACCTTTCCCGCCTGGTTGCGTGTTGTCATAAGCATAAAGTTTTACAGAGTAAAGCCCTTGTCCAAAACAGGACGGAATTCTGCCCTGCCCGTCTAAATTAACTGGATTGGTGTTTGCAGTTGCAAGCAACGGATCAGCATATGTATTTTTCAGTGTGGAATAGTCACCATTTTCATAAAACTCCATCTTTCCTGATGCTGCAACCGTGCCATTATCAAGCCAGAACTGAGGTACCGGGTTTATAAATCTGCTCATTTGTTTTCCTCTGGCGCCTTAAGCGCATCCTGTATGCGTTTTTTTAATCTTCGGTCTTTTACATTCTTTACTGCAAGCCTAACGCCACTTGCAAGAGGCAGAGGGAGCCCAGCAGTGCCACTGACAGCCATATCCAGCCCTGCAAGTAATACGCTAGCTGTATTGCTGTGATTAATTGCACCAGCAGGAGCGGTAAATAAATCCCTTGCTAGGTCGTTTAAATCGCGTAACTTTTGTGCGCCGGCCTTCCCGTAAATCAATTCAAGCTTGCCGTCTTCATCAAGCCTGTTAATGGCCTTATTTAATCCGGCGGATGATATCATTTCATTTCCTTTTGAGTCCCTAACATTGCTCTTTGATGCTTCAGCTCGAAGATATTTTAGCGCCTGCCCCTGAATATCTCGCCACGCCTGCTGTCCGGCTTCACCTTCATTTTGCAGCACTTTTCTTAGGTGCCTTGCGTCCTCGTTGCTACTTCTGAATGCTATGCGGTCAAATACGTCCTCAATGGCAACTTTTCTATCTTTAGATCCTTTTTTATTGCTAATCAAATCTGATATAACAGCCCTATTTTCATATTGATTGGCGTATTTTGCACGTAAGTCACGCGCTCTTTTATAGATTGGGCCTGCAACCCCTTCGGTTTGAGAATCAATGATCTTTTTGAGAATGGTTGACTCCCTGATATCGGTTGGCTCATATCCTGTAGATTGGCTTATTTCCCTCCTGAGTGTTTCCATATTTTTAAGAGTGGTTTGTGCAGGGATAAGCGTGCCGTCCTCTGCTTTTTTTGCAACTCCAAGCCTAACGGCATAGTTTTTTGCATCGTCAATAATGCCAGTTGTTCTAAGCCCTGACGGTTTCGAGTTCAGGTAATCAATCAGAGAATATTCGCCATCCTCCAATGATATTTTTCGAGATGGATCAATCGGAAATAATGCCTCTTCTGATCTATTTGCCTCGTCGTAAGCTGCCTTAATTTCTGCTTTATCACGTTTTGATCTTGCGGTAAGCGCCTTTTGAACAGACAAGCCGGTGTCCATTGCATCAACAGCAGTTGATCCTGTTTGATCAATAAACTCGTCGAATGATTGGCGGATGGCTTGATGCTGTTGCTCGGCTCTTTCCCGTAATGGCCCACCAAGCTCACCCTTCATTGCCTCACCCTCGAAGCGAAGTTGGTCAAAGTCTCTTGTTGCCTGCCCTTTTGTCAATTGTGGGTCAACTGGCATTTGTGCTGCTATTTCTCGTCGTCTAATTGCGGCATCAAGTTCAGCCGACCCCATGCTTTTAACATCAGGCGAATCTGTTTTTTTAGTTACAGACTCAATCATGTCAACAGTTGCGCCGGGAATTAACGCTCTGCCAGCTGCTGTCGTCGCCATTTGCGGCACAACGCCGCCCATCATGGGTGGCAATTGACTCAACGGCGCAAGCGTTTCGGATATTCCGCTCAGTAAATTGCGTGCACCTTCGCGTGATGGAATGTACTGATTATTAGCGGTGACTCTATCGTATATTTCGGCTTGTTTTTCTGGATTAGCAGGGTATCCACCACCAGCCAAGGCGCTTGCACGACCCAAAATATCAGATCCGACTCCAGACAAAATTGCGCCGCCGGTTTGTGCAACATCAGCACCACCAGCAAGGGCATTTGATAGAAAGTTTTTGACAGGCTCTGGCGTCAATGTTTTGGCGTATTCGTATGCCCCACCAATCACCGGAGTTGAGCTAATTGCCGCATCAATACCAGTTGGTTGATAGGGTGCTGGCTGCTCTATAACTGGTGCCGCAGGGGTAGCAGGAATTTGTTCGCCATTAAGCCCGGTGATAGGAACTTCTGCCGCTGATTTTGCATAATCTTGCTTCGAATTCTGCTCTTGTTTTGGCGCAGGCAAAGAGGCAAATATCTCGTCAAGATCCTGATCTGTTGGCGGAGTATCCCCAGTAAGTTTAACCTTACGTCCGGTAGCAGGGTCTGTCACAACATAAGTCGGCATTAATCCATCACCTCTATTGTGTATTTACTACCAGCAGGTTTTTGTGTGGCAGCACCGCCAGATGCCTTTTTCTTGGCAATGTCACGAATATCATTGATTGCAGTTTTGAAGTCTTCTGCTGCTGCGTCAAATTCACTGGCACTTGTGGCGCGATTCAGGCGATTTAATGCTTGAGTGGCTGCACGACCCTCAACTTCTGTAATTTGTCCGGCACCCTTCAGGCTTTCAAACGCCTGCAAGAATGCCTGGCCTTTGACTTGCTCAAATCTGTTGATAAAGTCGGCCTGTTTTGTCCCAGGAACTGGCGGAACCCAAGCTGTTGAGCCAGTTGCAGCGTTTCTACCTGGGTGAGCCAATAATTCATCAATGAGAGACACCGCCTGCTCAGCCTTGCGGTCAATGTCAGGCAGTGCAGAAGCAGCTGTCTCCCTGCTGACATCAGCCCTACCCTCAGCGGCAGCAACATTCTTGCCGCGACCAGCGCCAACGCTTTCTACATACTGAGCTTGACCGCCACCCTCTACGCGAGCATCAAGACCGGCAGCGGTTCTGCCGCCAGCCCTTTGAGATTGGATATCAATACCGTATTTATTAGCAGATTGGATTGCCTTTCTTCTGCCCTCACCAGTAACTTCATTTCCTGATGGATCGGTTACGCGGGTAACTCCATTGGCTAAAAGCTGAATAGTTGTCCCATCCTCAAGTATTTGGGAGGACTGGACACGGTTTTGCCCTATGTCTTGAGGCATGGCTGCGCCAGTCTGGGCTATCAGCGCATCAAGCGACCGGTCATCAAGCTGAACACTTGAGATTTGAGCGGGATCTATCCCGACAGATTTAAGCATATCTGTATTCAATGATTGGACGAATCCGCCCCTTTGTTCTGCAGGCAGCTCTTTTACTTTTCTTGCAAGGCGATTAATAACCGTTAGCCTTTGTACAGCTTGGTCGTAGTCACCACGGCTGATATCTTGTTGAGCCATGGCATCACGCTGTGCATTAACCACCGGTGCACGATCCATAGCCATTTGGTTTTGCTGCATAGCTTGCTTATTGAGCTGCGATTGCTCGTAAGATTGGCGCCCAGCCAAAAGGTTATTTAGCAAATTGTCAGGTTGCGCCTGCGTTTGTATTGGTGAAAGTGGTGATACCATTATTTTTGCCCCGCTATCCAGTTTTGATAAGCACCGCCAGTATAACCGCCTTGAGTTGCCCCTGCACCTCCGCCAAGCATAGAGCCAAATCCGCCACCCATGCCAGAATACGCACCAAGACCAGCGCTAAGTCCAGCAGCCAAAGCCGGTGCATTATTTGCTCGATGTATTGCCCCTGTGGATCTTGCAACCCCCATATTCTGTGCTAATTGTGCTTGCTCGCTACCTTGTCCAATTATTGCATTGCCAGAGGTGACACCCTGATTTTGCAGTGCCTGTGCTATTTGTGATGCCGTGGACTGGTTAAGGTTGGCCATATTCATGGAGCCTTCCGATTGCAGACCTGCAACGCCCTGTCCTTGTGCAGATGAAAGACCAGACAAAAGTTGCGCCAGTTGCTGTTGAATTCCTGATCTTGAAGCGCCAAGCCCCGCCTGAAGATTTGCAATGGACTGATTTGCCTGATCTCCGCGGCCAGATATTTGACTCAATCGGTTAAAGTTTGCATCAAAGTCAGTCATTGCGCGACCGGCAGCCTGTTCTTGCAGGGCAGACATAACGCGACCAGATGAAGATAGACCACCGCCTAATGCGGCCTCATTTCTAAGCAAAGACTGCTCTTGTTGTTGACGAAGGAATGCTTGCCCTGGTGATTCTTGATAATTTGCGTAAGCCTGCGCCTGAGCTTCTGGGCCCATTGCCCCAGACAAAGCAGCCTGAAGCGCGGAGGATTGATTGCCCTGTGTTGCTGTTGGTTGTAGTGTTGATTGGGCTTGATTATAGCCTTGGGTAAGCATGGTGTCGGCATTGCCAAATCCGGTTTGCAAATCACCTCTTGCAGCACCATAGCCACCAGTCAATGAGCTGATAGCATCGGTTTGACCGGATAATAAATTCTGTTGCGCAAGAGTGTCACCGGATTTAATTTGCCCGATTGAGTCCTGGTAACCCTGCTGAATCAGTGGGAGGGCTTTTTCTGATGCGAGCCTAGATGCTTCTTGAGCATTGGCTACGCCCTGCGCTTGCCGCTTGCCTGCTTTATCGGCGGCACTTGCCTGTCTGTTGGAGCTATAGGCTGATGCACCGCCTACTACCACTGCTGCTGTGACTGCTGCCATAATCAAAAACCTTTGTGTAGCATGTTTCAGAGCGGACATAACCCAACTTCTCGTACATCCTGCCGACTTGTTCCGGCATGGATGATTCCATTGTGATCATTGTCCAGTATTTAATGCCTTGCTCTTTCACTAACCCCTCCATAAATTGGAGAAGCGCTACACCGTTTTTGCCGCCTCGGTGCTCAGGATAGACGAACCATGCAAGTTCTGTTGCACACATTGCCTTGGCTGATCCCAGTATAAACGATTTTATCGCCGCACAAAAGCCAACGCATCGACCTTCTACCTCAACAACTGCAAGCAATCCATGATCGAATGCCATATTCACCATATTTAGCGTGTGGTCGCGCTCGAATGGCTCATCAAACTGGGTTTCAAGCCAGAATATTGACGCCATATCAAGTATTTGCTCAAAGTCCTGTTCTGTTGCCTCGCGAATCATGAGAAAAATACCGTCAAAACACATCTGGATTCAGCGCCCTCACCAAATCCACCGATTGGCATGGCACAATGGAACTTCCCTGCATCAAAAATAACTGCTCGGTTCTCCTTCATGTGCGCCATGTCGACAACCGCCCATTTTTCAGGGTTATTTTGATCTTTTTGCACCAATTCTACGATTTCTTGTGATTCTGGCGCGTACATTATGCCAGTTTCTTTGTGCCGAATGAATGCAGTTCCGCCTTCGTGATCATTCATGTATAGCATTAAGCTATAGATTCCCATTGAGTTATCAGTATGGGAAATGTGTGGCACATGACAGCCTTTCGGTGACAGTCGCATGAACATTGTCATCTTAACAGGCTCTCGCCCAATTGCTTTTGTGAGCGCTTCGACTATTTCAGACTTAACATTTTCAGGGATGTCAGCACAAATGTATGGATAAACCACGCCATCAACAGAATTGGCAATGTCAGAAAAAACAGCAGACAGAGAATATGCCTTAAGATCATTGTAACTGCCCAAGAAGTTATCAAACATCATGTTAATTGCACCCATCCCGTATTAACTAGTTCATTCGTAGTTTTAAACCACAACTCACCCAAAACAGTGTCAAAGTAGTATTTCTTTTGTTTTGCGAACACAACACCCTCTGGGGCTACGGCTCCATCTTGAATATCTAATTTATTGAGTAAATCAGTAACACTTTGAACCCATCCAATGAACTCATTCTCGCCCAGTCTTTGGGCGTTAACAATGGGGGAATCTCTGTGCGGGTTTTGAATCATTGTGCATTGGCCTGTACTTTATTTATCCCGCGAGGGTATTGCCCAGAGTATTCAATTCTTAATTTTCTGGCAATAGAAAACGCACCCAATCTATTCCAAATCACTCTGCGACCATATTCGCCAATGGCACCAAGTGATCTTGATAGCTTATTGCTATAAGTAAACCCGCCGTCGTCCGACCATGAAAGATTCATTACATCTTCAGCACTGACGCCAACATCGGTAAACACCTCAATCGCCCACACCTTGGACTTAACGCCCATATTGCTCAATGGAGGGGTATCCACCACACAGGCCATGTTTATTCCGTACTCTGTGCCAAGCTCATCGGTTATCTCACCTATTCGTCCATCTACCGCATCACCCACAAAAACCTTATTGTAGGCTTGGGCGATTGAGTTGACACGCCAAGGCGAGTCTTGGTAATTAACGCCCACCGGAATCCGTGATCTTTGTTCATGCCAGATAGGAACGCCAGCACGACCGGAGGCGGCCAAGTCATACTTTAGGCAGTAATCACCGATATTCAGAGCGATAAACTCAGCACCGTTTTGTGAATGTCTTAACATAAATGCACGGCTGATTTCGTCATCAGTCATATTCTGCAATAGAAAATCGATTGGCTCGGTTGAAATCTTTTGAGGCGCGCCGCCAGAGTATAACCAAACGCTGACTTCTGCATTATCACCGGCACCCAACCAAACATAAGACTGTCGGAATTTGGTTTTTGTGAAGAGGGCAGCAAGCCCTGTATCAATAACAGCATTGGGTATTGGCAAAAATGCAAACTGAAGTCCACCAACATTGTTAAATGGTACGGTCAAGCTCTGGCCGAACACATAAAGCTGATTGCGGAAAACACCAAGCCCCTTGACCAAGGTTAATTGCGGAACCGGGTAAACATCCAGCGCAGAATAGCTTAACCCATCATTTGGCTGTGAGTGGAAAACCTCGTTGGTTCCCGTCTTGTGGAAGACAAAGTACCCATCAATAAAAACAACATCATCAGCGGGGCCGTTGAAATCAGGATCGGTTATTTCTTCCAATTCTGGGGGTGGCGCAGGAAAACCAGCCGTCTCACTGCACATATAAGATTTTAACCCTGGCACAACAATTGCCAATTGGTTCCGGCTTGCATCCATTTGAACACGACCAGAACCAGGTATTTCACCTATATCAACACTTACGTAGGAGTACGTAAGGTCTGGATTTACCACCCTGTCTATCCGGTAGAGCCGCTGTCCGTTTACCACATACAATTTTCCATCCATGACTTGCATCCCTCGATTCACTCCAGTTCCCGCTGTTGTTACTTGGCGCAACCCGGAGCAGTGGAATAGATTCTCCGGACTTAGTGCATTGGAGTCAGAATAGTTCGGATACCAATTTATGCATCTTTGTGATGACAATGGCTTCGATCTGGATAAGTAAAACCCACCAGTGAACGGAAGTGGCAACAAGCCTGCTTTTGAAGTCATCACGCATCCTCTAGCAGAATGTTGTCGCCGCCTTCAGTAAGTATCGAGTTTTCATTAGGCGGGTAGAATTTCTCTGAATAGCTTCCGTCTTCATTTCCAGAGCCAATGGGCATACGGTCATCAAATGACATTTCTGGTAATGTTTGGTGCTGCTGAAGCAGGTTTGTCCATGCCTGCTTTTCGTTGGCAGAGATAACAGAAAGTTGATCTGTTGGTGGGAATTGTGGAGCAAGTCGCAGAGCTAACTTGAACACCGCCCACTCTTCAGCATAAGTTGGGATAGTGACCGACTGGGAGCCACTTGTGATAACTGTGTAGCCAAGCCCAAGCCAGTCATATCCCCGCATCAACCGGTTAAGGTATCGAATACCTGTTTGCAATTCATCAGCTTGAACGGGCTGTTCTGCTGCCTGCTGGCCAAGTTCTTGCAGTGCGTCTCTAATCAGTTCTTCCGCTGTCATTTGGCACCTTCGATTTGCTTGGTTTGATGGCCAATTCTACACTATTTTTTGAATTTTCAACAGTCGGCTTTTCTGGCTTTGTAGGCTCAACCACTGGCAGTTCATCAGGCAATAATTCAGGATCTTTCACCCATCCCATAGCTTCCAGCCTCTCATGATAGCGAGGTTGCAAAACTACAACTTGAACATAATCATCTTTAGTTCCGGCAAACATTGAGATAACCATAAAAACTCCAAACTTTTAGACTAAAATAAAAAAGCCCCCGATTAAGGAGGCTTTCATCACACTAGGTATTAAACACCCCAACCGCGACCCGCCATCAAAGGATTGAAGCAAGCGAATGCAGGTAAGGCGTCAAAACGGACTACGTTACGGTTACGATCACCATCTGCATAGCGGCTGATACGCATAGAAACACCGTCTTTAGTGGTGAAAATTGTGTCAGTGCTGAACAGTTTTGGCAGCTTAACGAAACCAACACCGAACGCTGCCTTAGAGTAGAACAGGTTAGGCTGGTATTCAGTAGAAGCTGAGCCAAGGATAGTAATGACATCACCTGAAGTCAGCGCAGAACTAACGTTGTTATACTGCCCGTTTGCCTCGAAAATCATGGCCGGAGCAACAGTAACAGTTAACGCACCAGAAACCGCAGTGCCACCAACAACAACAGTTCCACGAACAGGGATGGGCAGACCATTTGCACCCATGACAACCTTGCGGGTTTTCATATTGATGTAATAACGGCCGGTCACCTCGATAACCTCGCCCGGTGTAATAGTTCCGGTTGCTGACAGTCCAGTCAAAGCCCAGTTTTGCAAGTAGGAATCTTTAACAGATGCATAAGTTGCAGTTGGAGTAGCTGATAAAGTGCCAACGCGATCTGTTGCAGTACCAGAGGTGTATGAACTTAATGCATTAGAGCTAAGAGCGCGCAATCCACCGAATTTAGTGGAGATTTGAGCCTCTTCCCATGCATTAGTCACCAATGCAGGCGCACCAGAAGCCAGCCCATTTGACAGTTTTGCCAAGTTGGTCTGACTAAATGGGTTCATTACATAGTTTTTCTCGCCCATTACACCGATGGAGTTCATCAGCGCACCGGCACCGGCAACATGATCCCATGCCGTCACAGCAACACCAGGAGTACCATAGGTAAGACCTGAATTGGTAATCATGAATGTGCCGAGATCAGTTTCAATGTCGGTGATAATTTGGGACGCGATAGGCTCGAGGGCCGCATCCAATTCATTCAGGCGCAGGGCCTCTTCTAAAATGCCCCACTCAACATCAACAGTGTAAACGCTCTGCACTGTACCTGTCGCATTACCCATTACAATATCTTGACGTGGGCCTGCAGAGATATCACCACCAGCGGTTTTCTTGCTGCGGTATTGCATTGGGCGCTTAAACTTCATTGTTTCACCAAAATCAGGAGTGCCCAAACCGGCAGTCTCTAATTTTTGTGTGTCAACGGTTTTCAATAAAACTACATTTGATTCAAACCCCTTCAGGAAGCCTTTTGCGACCTTGAGGGTAATATTACTATCTGTATTGTTAGCCATGATTTAGCTTCCTATTCAAAAGTGGTGCCATTTACTGCAACACTGGCTTTTGGTCTTGACCCATTAACCCGAGTTGGAGGTGGTGGCGCTTTAGATGTTTGTTTACTGTGTATTTTTGAGCGAATTTGTCGCTCAATGTACTTAACGGCTTTAGCTGTCGATAGGCTTGTGACTTCGGCTAGATCATCAACATTATTGCCCAAGTAAGCAACAATTGCTGGCCCATCCTCATCTTCAAGCAACTCTTCAACAAGCTCTTTGCTAATCCCATAAGCTGTGCAAGTATCTGCCGCTTTCGCTAAAACTTTAGGATTAACTTTCAGTCGCTCAATGTTCTTGTTGTAAGTATCAAGCAATGCGCCCTGACGTTTCTGCTCAGATTCCGCGCTTTGCTTTTTGCGCTGCTCTGATTCAGTTTCGTACTTTGTGGCCTCTCTGATGTATGCCTCGCGTTCTCTCGCTTGCTTGGCGTAAACATCTGGATCGGTCACGGGATCGGCAGAAGGAGGAGGAACTTCTTTCGGAGGCTCTGGCTCTTTCCGGTATTGCTCTAACTCACGCTTAAGCTTTGCGGCTTCCCGCTCGGCTTCATATCTTTTCCTGGTTATCTCTGCAACTCTAGCCTTTTGCTCAGGCGTAGAGAATTCGACATACCCAGACTTTTTCGCAGGGGCCTCTTCTGCATCACTTTCAGGTTCGTCATTGGTGGAATCATCGTTGCTTTCCGATTCTTCCTCGACCTCTTCAGCTTCGGTTTCATCCTCCGCCTCTAAAGATCCATCAATTTCTAACTCTTCGGTGTTGTCGATTTGGTCGCTAATCATGGCTTAACCTCTATTGGTCGCTGTTGTTAATAATACGCTCATTTATGATAGTGTCAAACTATCACTACAATTTCTCTTGCACACTAACTACGTTTTGTGCTTGCTTGTCATAAGCCTTCTGGGCATCAGGCGTCAACGTTACATCTTTTTCGCTAGACTCGCCTATGGTTTTGAGTATGTTCGCCATCTGGGCAAGCATATCCATTGTGTCTTTTTGTAGCTGCATTTGATCCTTCTGGCCATTAGATATCAGCTCTATTTGCTGCTTCTGTTGATCAAAGTCCAGCTTCTGTTGCGCCTGCTGGAGCTGGATGGCTTTCATTTCCTGAGCCGCAAGAGCTGCATCTGCCTTCTTGTCCTCAGCCTTGGCCGCAATCATCATTGGATCTTCAGGCGGCGGATTCTGTGCCGCTGCTTCTGCTGCCGCTTGCGCTTGTGCAATCTCGTCATCAGTCCATTGTGATTCAGGAATAGCACCTGCTTTCATTAATCTCGCACGCGCGCGCTCTGCCGCTTGATCCATGCCAGGAGAATCCAGAGAAGAAAGTAAAATATCTTGGTTCTCACTAACAAAGATCGGGTCAACTTGCCCAAGCTTAACAATTTGTTCGGCGGTTTCTTCCTGACGATTGCGGAATGCCTTGCCTATATCACAGTAAACATCGTAAATTCCTTTTGATAGGTCGTTAATTACCTCGCCATCTGGGCCTCTTTGATTAACAGTGATCAGCTCAAACGTTCCGTCATCATTGAAGATTCTGCGCTCGCGTTCCGTATCGTATATTTTAGGGTATGCATTAACCAGAACTTTGCCCAAATGCCCCAAAGTAACTTCAAGAGCCTTGTAATACTCAATCGATCCTAAATTGCTGTTATTGTCCAGCCGCTCAATAGCAACACCAGACTGTAAGGCAGGATTATCACCAAGACCAGCAGCAAACATACCTGCACTTGATTGGATGCCCTGCTCCGATAACTGGAACATGCTGGCCAAGCCATTATTTGACTGATAAGCACCTGGTTTAAATGGCTGAATCTGGCCGTCAATGTGGGTGTAAGTAAGTATCGGGCGACCGGCAACACTTAATCTTCCCGCGTCCTTCTCGTTCCCCGCTAACTGCTCCCTTGTCATCATAATGACGTCTTTGGGTGCTAGCGCTGTTTCTTCTACATAAGCTGAACCAGTGTAATTTCTGACTCTTTGCCAATCCATCAAAGGCTCAACGACTCCGCGAGTGATTGGTTTATCTTCCACGATGAGAAAGTTTGGCATCACCGGAACAACAGGCAGGAAATCGAATACAGTATCTTCTGATTCTGTCAAAAACTTATTGCCGTCAAACCAGCGGACGCAAATCTTTTGGCTTTCTTTCTTCCTTGACTTAACGCCTTCGACTTTAACGCCCAAGGCTTTGTAGTCATCCTCATTCATCACCGTGCCATCGGGCAACTGATAGAGGGTGACATTTTGTTTTTCTTTGTAGATCAGTTCACCAACGCGAACACCATCACGCTTGTAGTAATAACTGTTTCGGCATTGAGTATCACCTAATGATTGAACTGCATCATCTTCTAATCCAAATCTTTCTTCATATTCTTCAACAGAGATTAGATGCTCGACAATTACGCCGTCAGCATCTTCGCAGGTTCTCTCTTGGTAATTGCCCAAGAACCAAACCCTATTCAATGAGTCGGTTATATGTCGGATGAATAGGTCTTGGTCAAATGAATCTGGATCAGCATAGTCCTGATCGATACGAATACAATCAAACCCGGCAATCATTTCCATTCGCGCAGCCATTGAATAGACATTGGTTGCACGGGAGATTGATTCTGTGTTTTTGATTAATCCAGCGAATAACTTGGCGGTGTCTTTTGATGAACCTGATCCCATTGGGGTAACGCGAATATTAAAATCATTCTGCGTCATTTCACCGTAATACTTGTTGACTATCGTCCCGGTAATGTCGAAGGTGTAACGAGGACGGCCATATTGCTCAAACTTGGCATATATCCCATCCTCCCACTGCCCATCCTCTTTTGTGACAAAGTTTAGGCATTCCCGCATCTTTTCCCTGCGGTCTTTCTCAATTTCTTGAGCGGTTGCCCGGGCGGTCATTACATCTTTGTGATCGCTGAAGTTAATCATCCCCAACCCTCGAATTCTATTTCTTTAAATTCCTGTCCAGCGACAGGGGTAAATATCAGCATCATTACAGCATCAGCCATGTTTGGCGATGGAATCTTTTTAGTCAGCATTTCCTTTTTTGTCATAATCTGAATAACTCCATCACCCCTACGCTTTCTCGGTATCCTGCAAATCTCCGATCTTAATCTTTGCATATCTTTAATGTCAGAGCTGAAGCTGATCATATCATCAGGGTCAACGTAGTCGCCCTTGACTATGCATCGGTACGTATTGTAACACAGTTCATATAGTCGCCAATATCGCTGCGCACGTTTGTTTATGAACACATCACCTACAGTCTTTTTCTTGCCGTCATCAGAGATATATGGCTTGTCTTTATCGTCCGGGGACTCTCCGCCGTTGAATGCCTGCAGTTTAGTTTTCTTTCCAGAAAATGACTTTCTGATACTTCCTAGCATTCCCGACCCAATACCGGAATAATCCCATACGAACTCATCACAACCAAACTGTAAGGCTTTATCAGTTGCCCAGATCATCCCGTCGTCTGAGTCCCCTGATTTCTTGTCACACACATCAGTAAACACATTCCCTATTCTTTGTGCATATCCTTTGGCGTCACCCGTGTCAGATGGATCAAAGGCAGCCAACCTTGCGCCCCTGGCTTTTAGTGCTGCGCTAATCTTTGGATTCAGGTGGGCATCAATGCAGGCATCAAACCACTCAGGCTGAATAATAGGATCTTCGATAAGGTCGCCATACTTGCCCTCCCATATGTGGTCATACTTAGCTCTAGGCCATTCAGCCAGGGCCTTCAATCTTTGTTGGTTAAGTATCTCAGGGAACCACGGGTTATCACGCCAGTTAATCTCGACAACTATCATGTAATCGTCTTCGTAATACCCGATGCGCTCTAATTCTGATTCAGCTTTGTTTAGATAGGTAACGGCGATAGGATCAGTAACAGACCCTCTATTCATTGTTACCCATATCTCGGCACCGTTTTGCCGGATAGTGGGGAATAGAGTATCAATTGATTCTTGGCTTACTGTTTGTCCCTCTTCAATCCACACCTTTTTGATGTAGTCGAGAGACTTGATTGATTGGACATTCCTGGCAAGACCTTTATAGATTATCTCGCCATTGTTTGCAGACTGGATAGCAGAGGCCAGAACATTAAGCGTGGAAACGCCCAATTCATCTATCTTGCGCTTTAATAATGAGTGAACGGAATCATCAAGGGAGTTCTGGAATTCACGTGCGCATAAAACACGCTCGCCATCATCGCAAAACTTTAATATGCACTGAGCGGTAGATTCAGACTTGCCCGAACCCCTGCCGCCAACCATTATCTTTAATGGTTTAGGTTTTACGATCAGCGGTATTAGTTTTTCGGGAACCTTGACATTAATTGCCATTGACTGGAACGCCTACCAGATTCCAAACTGATACCCTATGCTCTACAGGCTGATCGGGATCACCCACAAGCTCTGTCTGCTTTAGGTCTGGCAGGTATTTGTTGATTAGCTTTAGATTTACATCCATTGCTATCTTCAAACGTGCTACATGCTCTTGCGGCAACTCTTGTGCCAAGTCTTGCATTTTCCCATTAATTTCAATAACTTTCTCAACTAGCTTGTAGTTAGAAAGCTGCTCTCTTAGAGCCTCTTGCCTGATCTTTTTATTGCGGTCTGCTGCTGATAATCCACTACCGGACATATATTTACCTCGCTAAATGGTTGCCCATCACAAGGTTATAGTGTATCAATCTCGATGCATTTTAACAACATCCCCGCGCCTTACCGTGCCGACAATCGACCCAGCCGAAACCGAACCAGCCTGATCGCTAGATGCATCAACAAAAAGCTTGGCGCCACCACTAGAAACAAAGGCACATTTGTAATATTTGCTGGCATCAAGTCCGCCTATAATTGGCGGATTGTCATTAGTTATTACGCCGCAAACGTCAGCAGTAGTTTTATATGAAACCGCGCCAACATTATCCGCACTTATCCATAGAACATCTTTTGAATTAGATGAAAAAATAAAGTACTGCCCATCCAATCGGCAATCTACATTTTCGTAGATACTTTCCTCGCCACTCTTAAGTGTTACTCTTATGCTACCCATTACAAACTCCACTTATAGTCAATAAATAATTCGCTTTTCTGGGGCTCATCACGGTCATTGAATGGGAATCCTGTTGCCCACTGACTATGATGCGAAACCCCATAAGACCAATTACCCGATTCTTTGCCTATCTCAATCCGCGCACTTATCTTTCCGCCTGTGTGGAAATAAACCTTCTCGCCGGTCGTCCTGACTATGTGATCAGTCTCGACCAGCTTATAACCTGATCCTATCTTGATGTAGATGTCGGCTTTTGCATTGGCAGCAACAATCAATGAAATAATGGAAACTATTAGTGCAAAAAGTGCAATCTTTGTTTGTTTGTTCATTTTTTATTTACCTGTGCTTTGCCTTGCTTTATTGCTTGGCTTATGTGTGCATACTAGACTGGTTAGCGCTAACCAAAAAGATCATTTGCAAATCTTTACATTTATCCTTCCTAAAATGAAAAATCCGGTATCCAAACCAAATCAGATACCGGATTCTTAAGCCTGATTTACAAATCTATGGAATATTGAATGAAATTGTTACTGCGCCTGTTGTGGTTCCACATTGTACCTGATAGGTGCCTGCTCCAGATATTGTGACCGATGTTCTGGTTGCTGTTAATTCGATTGCGGTTCCAGAGCTGTCTCTAACCGCCACGAATGCAGTACCAACACGAACATAAAGCCCAGCTACCTCAGATCCAGCCAAACCGCTAACTACAATAGAGTCGCCAGCTTTTAAATCTATTCCGTTAGTCGGCTCAGCTATTGAATTTCCAAGCGCTTTAGTAATAATCAGTTTTTGCATATTAAGCCCCTAATGAATATTTGTAGATCATAACACCAATCCATATTTTACTAAACCTGCTGAGGTTAAATCATATGACGTTAGCCCACCAGAATCAGTAGTATCAGAAATAGCGCCCCATGTCTGCAGCGCATAAGATCCCCAAGTGTCATCAGTGTCATCCCAAGCCCGCGCACTGAAAGTTGTCACAGCCATGTTTGAGGTTATCGCAGCACTTGAGCTTACGTCAGTGATTACAGCAATGTTTGTCCACTCGATTTGGTCGCCAGCTGCCAGAGTTCCGAGGCTTGTATTAAAATCCCCGTTGCCGCCAACTGTTAGTGTGACATAACCATTGCCAGTCACCGGCAAAAATGGAACGTTTGAGCTTGAGACTGTGCCGTCAGTGGATGTGACAATAATTGGGTATCCGCTGGCGCTGTACGGAAGCCCGGCGTATGCATCAGGAACAGTGTAAGCAATATCAACAGTCAGCCCAGACACCACTGTTACAGAGGTTGGCGTGATCGCAGAATTGCCAGAGTTGTTGATTTTGATCGTTGTGTTGCCAGTGGTAATAGCAGTTGTTGGCGCGGTCACTCGAATAGTACGTGACTCAGTTGCACGATTGTTTGCTGGTGTTGTAACTATGCTTGGGCCAACTGAGGCTAGGTAATCAGCTCCAAAAGTGCCAATCCTACGTCCATTACTATTTTGCGGGTCTCCTAAAACACCAACTGCAAGAGTTGACGACTGATATGTCGTATCAGTTTGCGTCGATACCACAACATCATTAACGACAGCAGAGAGTAAACCTGTTGCTTTGTCATACCACAATTCATAAACATCGCCTACATCGGCGGTGATTGTGAAACTTGTACCAAGAGTTGAGCCGCCCCCTGTCGCTGTATCACGTCTTGCGATACGGCCATTTGTAGCATTGCAAATAAACAAATAACCGAAGGACGTCGTATTATCTATGATAATTGGTGCCAGCAGGTCGCCAAATGATCCTTGGTTTGTAGAGATAGTTATCTTTGATTTTATAAGTGTTGATGTTGCCGGAGCAGCCAACTTCATCGACGCTATAGCAAAACCACTTGGGCGTAATCCAGTGCCAGTTGTATTTTCAAATGTGGTTTCTATGTTTACCCAAGCCGGATCTACGAAAGGCGTCTCTGTTGGCTGCGCCAGAAAATCATAAATTAATTGTGAACCAGTGATAGCCATTATTGTATCTCCGCGCCGCGTGTGCCCAAGTAAAGCGTTCTGTAGGCTGTTGTTGCATTCACTAAATTCAAAGTCGTCAAATTAACTGGAACATTACCACTGCTAACGGCTGCATGACATTCGTTGCCTGTGCTTGTGATTGACGGGTTAACTATTTGTGCACCATTCGATACAAGAACACAGTTTTCAGCGAGATAAGGCCCAACCGCCGCCCACGCTCTTAGCGCCTGTGGATAGTTGTTGTCCGTTGTGTAAACTGTACATCTATCGACGTGATGCCTACCAGTTGCGGCATTGGCTTGCAGATTTATCCACAGTGGGCCACTGACTTTCGAATAACATATTTCGTTCTCGCCGCTTCCGCTTTGACCCATGTACGCGAAGCCTTTCTCACTTTGCCCAACAGTTCGGTAATTTCCGTATCGCACAGATGTATAAAAATTAGTATCTTTCCACGATACACCAGCACCACCATCGCCGCGATCAACTCCGCAATAATCTTCAACCCAGTATTCAGTCGCAAACAAGACGTGGAGAGAACCGTCGTTTGCCGTTTGCTGAGTCCGGTTAATTTCTTGAACGTCATGAAATCCCCAGTATCTGCGATTTGCTCGATCACCGTTCGGGCTGAAAATTGGGGCAGGATTCGTCCAGTTACTAGCCTCGCGAGGCACAAACCCATCAAATGTAACCCAAGAAATAATTCCGCGAGGCACTTCTGTGATCCAAATATTGTGTGTTTCAGCCGCGTTATTTGCAGAACCCTGAATAGTCATTCTTGATGTTGATGAACCGCTGAGGCAGAAGTCAGGGCCGCCCGTCAGGATTTGAGCATTTGCAAAATTGATGTTTACGTTTTCGCCGGGATATGCGATGTAACAAACTGGATGATTTGCTTTTACAAGCTGAATTCTCGATCGAATTGTCTCGCTAGCATTGCCGCCATTCCATGCATCTGTGTGTGCCACAGTCGCATAGTTTCCGCCTCGCATGTAAACAATCCGATTTGGGTATGTAGTTGTTGTGCTTGCTGTGCCCGTCATTTTTGCAAGAGTCGCAAAAGGCTGCGAAAACGAACCTGTCCCAGTTGTGTCATTTCCGGAATTGGACAAGAACATGAATTTATCTGTAGAAGAGCTTGTCGCAATCGTCCAAGCAAAATCTATCGTTGCTCCGTCTTGTCCGTATGCGCGAATTGTCACACTTGCCGGTGACGCAGTGCTGTATGCCTGTGAAGGCGTCCATTTAACCACACCGTGATCAGCCGCATTGCGACTGTTGCCAACTGTTAAGCCCGGTGGGCCGCTAATAACTTGAAAAATATGAGGTGCAGAGCCCCCATAAATTTTCAGCGGGTATTCGTATCTAACTGAATTAACGCCGTCATAATATGCCCATCGGTGACGCGCAGTTGTAGAAGCAAAATCGCCGGTTTCAGCATCTGGACGCGGACTAACCGCAACCATTGCATATCGCTGTGCTGTGAAATTACCAGATGCAAGTTGGAACTCGCCCAGCCCACCCCCTGGTGCCGTAGTTTTCCAAGTCCCGTCACCTTGGCTGATTGGCGTATGCGTTTTTGGCGCTATATTTACAGTCATAGTGTCACCGGCGATGTTTTCGGCATTCTAACAAACTTTAGGGGCCCATCAAAGTTATTTCATCCCCATTGACCAGCCATTGCTTTGGCAATTCCAGGAAATGTTTTGCTTCTGACTCGCGCACGATCTTTTTTTGGAAGATTCCATGCGTCCGCATACCAAGCGGGCATACTCCTTCCGCTTTCGAACTCCTTTCTTTTGGGCGGCTCAACTAAGTCTGTTGGTTTAAGCAAAGGAAGTCCTTTTAGCCATAGGCAGGTTTTTTTCTCAAATGGATCGCCGAATTGGTATGGGTTTATTATTTGGTCAGGCTTTCTGAATATCGAACTCATTACACCAACTGGATTTTCAATAGCCACTTTTTCACATTCACAATTTGCAAACATCATAAAGAAATTTATTGCATCATCTCTATCTTTATGTCGCTGAATAGCTTTTTCGCCATATTTATCAATATCAAACCAACGGTTTCCAGTTACAGTCAAAAACGTACATGGAGGGAATGCAATAATCATGTCCCATTTTTGCTTTAGCAGAACAGTAACATCTTGCATTAAGTGCCACTCTGGATGGCCTCCGCTACATTCAAGAAGATCACAGCTATAAGCTTCGTGACCTAGCTTTCTAAGCTCAATTGTTACCGTTTGACTCTCTTCGCAGGCTACTAATATTTTCATATTGCCTGCGCCTGCCAATTATCAATACCAGTCATTGATCGCCTATTGTATTTCCACCACCGATCAGAAAATCTATTTCTTTGATGCTTCTTGATATTCATCTTATTTACCTGTTTCGTTAGTGGTGGTTAATTTGCCCAATCTCGACTTCTGCCTGT